CTGTAATAATTTCTTTTTTAATTCATTTTTTTTATTTTCTAGTAAAGAGTTGTCAATTTTCCATGTGTTAATTGTTTTATCCCATGTAGACCATTCGTTCGGCTTAGGAATTCTTTTAACAGATTTAGTTTTTTCGTCTAAATACTCACCGTCCGCTAAAAAGAGTTTCTCTGCAACTACTTGCTCATACTCATTCATTTCCCTTAGTTCGCCTGTTTCTATGTCTATGACAGGATTTATGAGAAACGAAGTTGAATAAACCATTGTTTCGGAATTCCAATCCGGGAAAAACAAGTTAGGATTTTCTTTAAATTTTTCAACACCGAGTGTCATTGGTTGAGCTATTAGCTCTAATGTGTTTTTATCGTAAATGTAAATTATCATTATTATTCCTCCTAAAATCCGATTTTTCTTCTTATTTGAATTAATTTTTCTTTTCTATCTCTCGCACTTTTCTTTTTTATATAATGCTTCTTAGTCACATCAATTCCACTATGATTCGCAAATTCACTCGCTAAGTCAATTCCCCCGACTTCTGCCAGTAAATTAATGCTTGTTTTTCGTAAACTGTGTGGATATAAATTATCTATTCCTACGAGCTTTCCAATTTTTCTTACTCTCTCTCTTATAGTGCTTTTACTCATTTGATTAAATACTCCATTGTATTTAGTAATCAATAAATACTCTATACTATCATTCCTACATCTTAACCACTCCTTTATTAAATTTACTGTATTTTCAAATATTGCAAACTCTACAATTTTTTGTTCTTTTTCTACTATTCCGCTTATTATTCCATTTTCTAGATTGATATTTTCTATCTTAATTGACTGTAATGCACTTATTCTGCATGCTGTATCAATTATAAGATTAAAAATTATCTGATCCTGTAAATCATATTTTTCAGATAATTTCATTTTTACTTGTATTTCTACTATCTCTTTACTACTTAAATAATAGCTCTTTCTCCGCTTTTCCGTGTCTGTAACTTTCAGCCTGTCCAATTTATCTCTGAATGGATGTACCGCTATTAAATCTCTTTTAACAGCCCATATATAGAAACTTGATATAGCGGTTATTTTATTATTGATAGTCCTCGCATTGTTCCTTTTTATTTGCCTACAATGTCTTATATACCGTTCCAAAATTCCAACTATATTCTTTGACTTCTTTTTATTCAACAAACAATAATTATTTTCGTATCGTTGCAAATACTCAATAAATTGTTTCATATTGTTTGCATAAGTCCTATATGTTGTGTTTTTCACACTTTCATTTCTTGCTATACAGCTATTCAGATATTCCTTGTAGATTTCCCAATTTTTGTTCATTTGAATCACTCCTATACTTTTATTTTTAGTATAGCTTTTTTGAACAAATTGGAAAATTTATCCAGTGTTGAAAGCTATGCGATAGATTCAAGGCTCACGGTCGGAGTAATTCACAAAATTGGAAATATTTGTATTCTGACTGTAGATTCCAACGAAGTTTACAACGGTCGGAATTACGGAGAAGTGCTTTTTAATATCCCTGAAAAATTTCGTCCAAAGTTCTTAACTCCAGTCAGCGTTGGAATAATTAATTCTGCCAGTGGTGGAGCGGCTCACATAGAAACAAACGGTAATGTAGTGTGGCGTGGGGCACGAACAAGCTCCGCGTTATATATTAATGCGGTATATTTAGCTAAATAAACTTAGCTTAAACAATATAACTAACAGAAAAAATAATACTGGCAGAATTGACGGTTGCACCTTTCCACTTTCCAATTCCGCTAGGTTCAATGTAAACTGTTCCGTTCGAAGTGTTATATTGCGAAGCGTTTACGGACAAAAATGTCTTTGGTTTAAAACCGTCAGGGATTTGAAAAATTACAGTGTTATCATTAATATTTCTTAAAGCGTTACCACTGTCAAATATTATAGTTACAATATTCCCAACTTTTTCTACAATATTACATGTAGTTCTGCCTTGCCCTATTGCTTCCGCATGCACATAAAGTTTCGCTTGCTGAACTTTGGATAAATTTTCCACTTTATCCAAAATAGGCTTATTACTTATCGCCCTGAATTTAGATCCGTCATTGTAAGTCAAACTATTATTCACAATGCACTCGTAGTAGTACTTTAAAGCTTTATCATAGTAAAATTTCCCTGTTGTCTTTGTTCCTGTATCTTGTATATTTCCTCCAAATTCCAGCCCCATGATTTTCGCCAATGCCTGTATTTCCAAATATCTTCTATCTGCTGATTCTCTTGTTAAATAAGTCATAGAACTGTCTATTGTTACATTTAAAGTAGCAGCCTGATCAATTATAATAATGCACTTTTCTACAATATCAATAGCATTTTTCCCATTGTAAACTGGAATATAGTCGCCATCTGTTCCTTTATTGTATGCATACAATATTTCAGTTCCTGAATCGTCCTGAGCATATATTCCCATCTCAGAGATTTTAAATGAGTTTCTTATAGTGCTTTCTCCAGTTCCTGTCTTATTTGACACTATAAAAGTAAATTCCACTATTCCATTTTCTTTTCTTTCATAACTGTTTACCGGAAATTCATTTCTTTTATCCAATAAATCTGTTAACTCCCTATCATTTCCTGTGTTGTATCCTGCTCCAATCTTAAACTTTGTCACATTTATTTTTGTCTCGTTGTTTATTGCCTTTGCAAGAAGTTCCCTTCCTTTGTTAGTCAATATCCAACCTATGTAATTAGCCATTTTTACCTCCTTCTTTTTTATCTAATTCCTATTGTATTTTCTTTTACTATCACATTTATTATTCCTTCACTTAAATTCTGCTCCATCCAAGGAAGTTCAAAGTTTCTTTCATTCAGAATATTAATTATCTGCTTTTCAGAAAATATTCCTATATATTTTCCAAACTCTGCAGTCCTGTCAAATGTTAAAGCTTCAAGCCAGCTACGCTCATTCTTATATTCATTTACTACATCCAGTACTTTCAAATAATCTTTTTCATCTTTCAGTTCTCCCAACGTAGATATTTTAAAGTAGCCCGGTCGTCCTCCGTATTCAAACCATTCTTTTATTTCTGCATTTCCAAAGAGTATTTTACAGATAGCCTTAACACTTCCAAGTGTGCCTTTGTTAAAATGTGCAATTACAGCTATTTTTACAAGTTCCCTTTTATTTTCAAGACTGGAGTTTTCTCCTACATAGTCAACATGATATTCCCATAATAGGTAATCAATCTCAGTTTCTGTAAGTTTGTCAATGTTCAGAAAAAACTTATCCATAATCCTTTTCTTCTGATTTGATATTGCGTAGTCTATAGATTCATAAATCCATCTTGTCCGTTCATCAGTCAGAGTTGAGCTTGCAGCTATATAAGTTAATTTCAAATCCTGTACAGTTATCATAGCTCCTCAACTCCCTGATAGTTACTTGTTATACCGTTATTTATTCCAATCTGATTAAAATTTAATTTTTGGAATGCAGGGCTTCTTAGTACCACTCTTTTTACTCCAGCAATTTTTAATCTTTTAATCAGTTCATCCGGATTAATATCTTTACCTATTTTTTCTTTCTGCCAGTTAATAAATTCCTGAATGGTTTTATCAACATTAGATTTTATTATATTTACAAGTGTTTCATTATCCTTATCAATATAATAATCAAAATCTATACTATAACTGATTTTATTTGGCTCTTTGATATTTACATTGTCAGTCAGAGGACGCACATTTTCGTCATTTAGTACTGCTTTTACTTTTTCCTTAAGCTCCTGACTTACTGAGCCTGTGTCAGTCCAAATATAGACATCTACATTAGTAGCACTTGGCGAATGGACTTTGACATCAATAATATTTGTACTTGCTGTTTTAGTCCAGAATGCATAAGCTCCAGAACTGCCTGCTGTTGTGAAAGATTCAGGAATTTCCCTTATTCTTTCCCTGTAGCTTTCATCCGCTTCTTCATTTGTTCCAGAATTAGTTTCAGTTATGTTCTCTACCTTTTCATAGTTCGGAAATATATCCACCATGTCTTTTATCTGTCCGACTGGTATTCCATTTCCAACTGTTCCCGCTTTATTACATGTAGCTTTTCCATCAACAAATAAATTACCTTTTAATATCTTGTATTCCTCATTTGTTTCAAAATAAAGTTCATTGTAACGTATTCTTGAGCCCTTAGGAATAACTATGTCAATTGCCTGTATCGAAGATATATAAAATCTAAAAGTCGCTATTGCCGGTTGTTCTACCAGCCTTTTACCTCTGTTCCCATATATTTCTCCTTTCAGGTCAAGTCTTTCATTTCTGGCATATCTCAGATAGTTCTGCTTAATGTCATCATTATATTTCTCTTCAAGCAAAGCTAACTGATAAGCAACTGTACTGAAAATTAATGTCTCAGGACTTGCTTCAGTCAAAGTTCTTCCGCTCAGTTCCTGAAACTTGTCTATCATATCTCTTTTTATTTCCCATGCATCCGAATCAATTACTTCATAATCTTCAAAATCACTCAATCTCTATCACCTCAATTCCCAATGTAATTTCAAATTCATTCCTATACTTGTCTTTCATTGTTATCTGTGT